AATCTCGATGCTGCGGATGACCGCGCTGACAGCACTGTTGGTTTGCGTGATGCCCTGGCTGGCGCTGGCCACAAACAGGCCAATCCAGTAGACGCCTACCGCTCACAGCTGTCAGGTGCCTGGAAGTCCACTCTCACCGCCACTAAATAGTCATGGCAGTCACTTACACAGCAACAACAGTTGCGGATCCAGCCGGTGCTCAAGGCTCCTATCCACAGGAACTTGTAGCTGGTCATGAGGGAATGCTTGCTGATTTGCAGGCATACGTCTCTCGCAGCTACAACAATCAGTCAGGTGCAGCACTTCCTTTCGGAAGAATGCTGATGATTGACAACACTCCCACCACCAATTTCCAGTATGCGGTGGATCTGGCGGGTGCTGCCACCAACATCGTTGGAATCTCAATTGATTCCTTCGCTTTCGAGGGTGTATCGAGTGGTAATGGTGCTTATGTACCTAATCCCACCAACCTTCGTACTGACGCTGCTGGCGCTAAGTACGCCGGTTACCCAGACGACCAAGTCCTCAACGTCATGTCGAAAGGCGTGATTTGGGTTTATTCGGCTACAGCCATCGCTTTTGGCGATGACGTGCGTTTCTTCCTTCTGGACAATTCGGGCACAACTGCTGGACAGGACCAGGGCCGTTTCACCAAAACAGCCGCTGCCAACAAGACAGTCAAGGTCGCCACTGGCGCTCGTTGGCTTTCTGAAAGTTCTGCCGCAGGTCTGGCCCTTCTTGAGCTGGACATCCCAGCCGCCACATTCACCGCCGACACCTGATCATGGCCTCTGAAATTCGCAACGACGAGGTTGGCATCTTTCTCGCCCGTGAGCTGGAGACCATTCTGGCTCGCAGCTTCGAGGTCGAGTATGCCGACATTAAATACGCGCAGCTGCTTCCGATTTCCACGGAAGTAGCACCTGGCGCTGATTCCTACACCTATCGAGTATTCGATAAGCAGGGATCCATGAAGGTGATCCAGGACAAGGCACAGGATCTTCCCCGTGCTGACGTTCTGCGCAAGGAAGTAACCAACCCGGTTCGCTCCCTTGGCGCAAGTTTCGCCTACACAGTGCAAGAGACCAGAGCTGCGGCAATGGTTCCTGGCATGAGTCTTGAGCAACGTCGCGCTAATGCAGTGCGCCGTGCTTACGAGGAAAAAGTCCAAGAGATCGCCTTCTTTGGCGACACCCCTAGTGGGATGAAGGGCTTTTTCAACTCAGACCAGACTGACAAGATCGTTCCAGACAAGTGGTTCACCGACACGGCGACCACTACTGACGAGATGCTCGACCTTCTGAACGAGCCCGCCACCAGATTGGTGAACGGTTCCAATATGAAGGAACAGCCCAACACAATGCTGGTGCCTTACGAGGTATTCAGGATCATCTCTACAACTCCACGTAGCGATGCTTCTGATGTAACCGTGATGGAGTTCTTCCTGAGAACGAATCCATTCATCACTGCTATCGAGCCAATCAACGAGCTCGAAGCCAGCAAGTCAGACGGCAATCTGACGAAGGACCGGATCATCACTTATGACCGTTCCCCCGACAAGCTCCAACTGCACATCCCGCAGCCACTGGAATTCCTGCCTCCTACTCGTCAGGAGCTTGAGTTCTCAATCGCTGCCCATTCTCGGATTGGTGGAACCTGCATCTACTACCCGAAGAGTGTGATCGTGATGGAAGAGGACTAATCCTTTAGTCTTCTCTAACCTATTCTGAATAGGACACCACAAGACTTCACCAGAACATGATCATCGTTTATCGCCCCGACCTAGACAACCCACCAATGGACAAGGATTCCTCTTTGGGATTCTCCTTTATGCCCAGTGCTGGTAATCGCAAGGTCGAACATGTCTCACTCAGTGCCGGAGTCCATCGCGACTTCGACTCTGCTGTGTGGGACAAGATAAAGGACAAAGATGTGATCAAGCGTCTTCTCAGCCTTGGTGCAATCCGCATCGAGGAAGAGAAGCCAACGGCACATTTCGGCGCTCCTAGTGCTGCCGAAGTCCCCACTCCAAAGGACGATTCAATCAGCGACTTGTCTTTGACTGACGCTCTGCGTCTGATCGAGGATAGTTTCGACCTGGATCAACTGAAGAAGTGGGATGCCAAGGACAAGCGTATTCGGGTGAAGAATGCAGTCTCCAAGAGAGTGACAGCAATTACCACAGGTAACGGCTGAGATGGCAGACCCTACGCGCACCGAATTCTTAGCTCGTTTCCCCGAGTTCGGTGAACAATCCACTGATGTAGTGGACGGTGCGTTAGGGGAAGCCATCCGTATATGTCCAACGACCGGGTGGTCGGCAACGAATCCAGAGTTGATTCGCAATGACGCCATCCAGTATTTGACAGCGCACAAATTGGCGATCCGCACAATGCAGATGGGCCTTCAAGTCGGTGTGATCTCCAGTTCCCCAACTGGAGATCGACTTGACGCCACCCTTTATGGGCAGGAGTACAAGTTAATGCTGGGCACACTCCCAGCTTGCGGATTCTCGTACTGATGACGATTCCGGCTGCCACCGTTGCTAAATACGCCCCTCACGGGAACGCTCAGTTGAGTTTTCAGCTGGCGAATGAGGTGTATTCAACGGATCCAGCGACCGGGAACACGATCACCACCACGTCAAATTCCGAGAGTGTCGAATACCTAGCCGCCATAAAACTCCAATCCCCCGATTGGAAAGGCGAGCCCGGTGCCGACAACACAACGTATTCCTGTGAAGGCCGCCTATTAACTCCAGCAAAACTCGATACCCGTATCACCAACGGCTCCCAAGCCGAGGCTGTGATCAACGGATACCGAGGACGGTTTGAGTTTGTTTGGGATCTTTCGATGCCGAAGAACGATTATTCGGACTTACGGCAACAGATCCGTGGAGTGTTCCGTGTCATCGGAGGCCCCTGATGGCAACACCACGCAAGAAGCTTGATCTAGAAGGTGCCACTGACCGTGCGGTTAGTGCTGCCATTCGTCAATTATCTACGTGGCTGGATACTCGTTTCACTGAAGAGATTTCTGCAGTGAAGTGGGAATATCCAACCGAACCTGAAGTTCGGGACATCGTGGACACTGGCAGGCTTCGCGCCAGTCAGACCCGGCAGATCGGTGGTGACGAGGTGACTTTCACCTGGCCCGTCGAATATGCAACCCAAGTCCACGAGGGCGGTGTTTCAACACGTACTCGTCGTCCATTTCCGGGCAGACCCTGGACGAAGGCCCCTTTAAAGGAGACTTCCCAGAAGTTCGGTGAACTACTCCGAGCGGAGATCAAGAAGGAGGACAGGAAGTTATGACTTCCGGTGTTGTCCCTCCGATTACCTGGCTGAGAACCACTATCGGGACTCACATTCTCGATTTGTTTGAAGCTGATGGCTCTTTAAAGGCCAGCAGCGAATGGCCAGGCAGCTACACACTTCCGAATGACAGTTTGATCCCTGCTGTCTACGTCGTTGGTTCCCACATGGTCCCCACTGAGTGGACTGTGAACGGGATCGAATGCACGATCGAGGAAGTCCCTGAGATCACAAGTCCAGGTTCTTATAGCGGTGTTATCTCCGACGAGAGATGGACTGTCCGTTTTACGAACTACGGCACCCTTGAGGGAACGCAGATGTCAACGACCTTGCTGGATATCAGCAGGAGATTGGCCCGAGCATTTCCCTTGGACCCTGTCACGTACATGGCCCGCACTGACGCCACATTCGAGGCGCTCAGCATACGGATTCTCGGATCCGTTATCAATCCCCCGATCCCCTGAGGACTAATCATGGCTGATTATGCCATCGGGCTGTCATTCCACAAGGCGAACCGTACGCTGGTCCGTGCTGTGGAACTGACACCCCCAAATCGCTACTTCGCAACACGTTCCAGCGCAGGTGCAATCACACTGCCCCAGACTCACGCTGCATCTCCTGATGCGCTGGCCTACATTCAATTGCAGGGATTGACACAGGTCAATTTCCAGATCAATGACAGTAATCAGGACTTCCGCCTACTTGGTGACGACGGCTGGAATGACAGTCTGATCACAGGTTCAGGCGTCCAAGCTTCCTGCACGGGCTATTTCCTGAAGGACACCGAGCTCGGGAGTAACGCTGTCCCTGAATTCAGGGGTGGATACGATGAAGGCTTCGCTCTGATCGAAAAGTCCCGATACAACAAGGACTACGAGATCTACATCGAATTCCTTAAGGAGCTTGGAGCAAAGAATCCAGCTGGTAGTGCCGCTGGTGATGATTTCATCATGTACGACTACAGCGGGTTCAACGCCGTAGTTTCCAACTATTCGGAGGCTGCCAACCCCGATGGTCTGACTGAAGTAAGTTTTGATCTGGTCTCCA